TATATATAATATATTATATACTACAATAGATTTAGATAGTACTCTTGTCTTAAGTACCCTCCTGTCCTTGACAGGGGTACTATCTAAAAACTACTAGACGGAGGATGAAATGTTCAACCCATTTAAGAAACGCATCAAGACAGAAACACTTGACTCTTTGATTAACATTCTCCTATCGGAGATTGATGAGATATCAGAGTTGATTGAAGAACTTCGCAAAGACCTAGAAGACTTAACTGACTTCGTGGAAGAACGCCTTGATTAAGTTAGATGATTACACGCTACCTGAGCACATCAGTTACTCGGCATTCACAACCTATCTGACTTGCGGTTACCAGTACTACCTAGGCAGACTACTGCAGGTACCTGAGGAGCCAAGCATCTGGTCAGCAGGTGGCCGTGCATTCCACTACGCAACGGAGTTGTACGACTATGACAACGAATGACCTATGGGCTAAGGCTTGGAAGAAAGAAACCGAAGGCTTAGACCTCAACACTGCACGACGTGCAGGACGAGCAACTAAAGATAATCCCAACAAAGAAGATGGTTTCTGGTGGGATGCTAATGGTTCCATTTGGGTAGACAACTACATCAAGTGGCGCAAGAACAATCCTAACTGGAAAATCTGGACAACTCCACAAGGTGCTCGTGCCATCGAACTGGAGTTGAACCCAGTAATCGCAGGTGTGCCAGTCAAGATGTTCATTGACAGAATCTTTGAGGTAGATGGTAAGTTAGTTATCGTTGACTTGAAGACATCACGTACACGCCCAACCTCTGACCTTCAGTTAGGCTTCTACAAAGTAGGAGTCGAACAGATGATAGGAGCAGAAGTCAATCTAGGAAACTACTGGATGTCTCGTGAGTCGGGGACAGGAGAGATGATTGACCTGAGTAGATATACGCTGGACACGCTTGAGTACTTTGTTGATGGTTTTGATAAAGCACGCAAGGCTGGTATATTTCTACCGAACCTACAATCGTGCAATTTCTGTGGACTCACAGCACATTGCCAATTCACAAAGGAAAAGAAATGACAACAGAAAACTGGAAGTTACAGGTATCAGTTAAGTCACCCAATGGAGACTTGATTAACATTCGTGCCAACACAGCAGATGAACTTAGCGTAATGCTTGAAGGCATTGCAGACTACTCACATCAGATTGCTGCTACATCTAAGGCGGTTGCTGCTGCATACACAGTGCTCCCTTTAGCGACTGGCGGTTCAACTCAAGACACCGCGCAGCAGCCATCCTTCGTGCCAACCCAGGCTCCAACTCAGTCCGTTGGGGTGGGCGGGATGTCTACACCGACTTGCGTACACGGAGCACGCATCTTCCGTCAAGGAGTCAGCAAGACGAATGGGAAGCCTTACGCATTCTGGGCTTGTCCAACACCGCAGGGAACACCAGACCAGTGCAAGCCCGTCAACTAATACAGGACGAGATGCTATAAGAATTGGTGGAGGGGTAGTCAGACGGGGAAGATGATTACCCCTCTTCCAACTTAAGACAGGAGACGCAATGAGAACTTTAGTAAGAAGCGTAGGACGACAGGACATTGGCGGTGAACCGCTACCAAGTTGCTTCAAAACATTTGATAACAATAAGATTATATTTCGTAGGTCAGAAGTATCTATGCTCGCAGGTACACCTGGTGTAGGTAAGTCAACACTTGCTATCGCACTAGCGCTGAAGATGAAGGTGCCTTGCCTGTACATCTCAGCAGATACCAATGCACACACTATGGCTATGCGCCTTGCCTCAATGATATCTGGTAAGAACCAGACAGATGTTGAGAACCTAATGAATGCTGACCCTGGTTGGACAAAGGCTGTGCTACAAAAGAGCAACCACATTGTCTGGTCATTTGAATCCTCACCCACCTTGCAAGATATAGATGAAGAAGTCCAAGCATTTGAAGAACTCTGGGGTTGCCCACCTGTTGCCATCTTTGTAGATAACTTGATGGACATAGCCACTGATGGTGGCGAAGAGTTTGCTTCAATGCGTGCGATTATGAAGGAGTTGAAATACCTTGCTCGTGCAACTAACACTGCTATTATTATTTTACACCACACTTCTGAGGCTGTTATGGGTAACCCTTGCCAACCTCGTTCTGCCCTCCAAGGTAAGGTGGCACAACTTCCTGCACTTATCTGCACTCTTGGTGTTGTCGGTACTTCTATGGCTGTCGCTCCTGTAAAGAATAGATATGGGCGTGCCGATGCCAACGCTAACCTCACTTGTTGGCTATCATTTAACCCTGAGTATATGTACATCGAAGACATACCAGAGAATGGATAAGAGATGCTAAGAGAAGAAGAAGACGACATCACACAAGAGATGCGTCAATTAGTAATGGCTAAGGTAGCAGAAGAGATTGCCTCATTCATTATAAAGATTGAAGAAGCCAAGCCACCTGTCACTGATGAGTGGACGGAAGGCGTTGGTGTTGGTATGAACTGGGCTATCCGCATCTTGCGTAAGGATAAGAGTGCATACTGAGTGGCATCACAATCGCGTAAACATAGAGGATACCGCAGTCAAAAAGTATTGGCGAACTATCTCGCAGAGAACGGGTTTCCGTTTGCTGAGAGCACAGGTGCTGGTCGTAGTGGTACTGACATTACTGGCACTATCGGTATCGACTGGGAAGTAAAGGCAAGAACAGGATTTAATCCCGCTGCTGCTATCGCACAGTTGAAGGAAAGAGATAAAGGATTGCTTGGCCTAGTAGTCTTAAGACTTAATGGTCAAGGTGAGAAGTCAGTAGACGATTGGGTTTGCTTACTTAGACTGGAGGATGCAGTGAAACTATTAAGGGATGCAGGATATGGTGATAAAAATTGACAGTGACTTGCCAAACATCGCAGATGTCCTCACACACTATGGTGCAAACATACGACAAAGACACGGGCAAGTCAACCTTAAGTGTCCGTTCCATTCAGATACGCACCAGTCTGGTTCAGCCAACCTCGACAAGAATATCTTTATATGCTTTGCCTGTGGGGTTCAAGGTAACTCGCTCCAAATTATTTCGTCAAGAGAAGGAGTAAACATACGTGAAGCAAAGCGCATTGCAGAAGGAATTACTGGGCAAAGCAGCGAACAAGTACGCGGGAAGCATCTCTCTGGCTCAAGACTACCTAGCAAGCAGGGGAATACCTCTGGAGGTAGCACGTCTGGCATCATTCGGCGTAGTCGCGGAGCCTGAAGTTGGACACGAAGCAATGGTTGGCAGGTTATCAATCCCTTACATCACTAAGACTGGTGTTGTTGACTTGCGATTTCGTGCACTTAACCCTGCCGTTGAGCCTAAGTATATGGGGTTAACTGGAGCAGAGACAAAGATGTACAACGTACTAGATGTTGAACGTGCAGGTGATTACATTGGTGTATGTGAGGGAGAGATAGATACGCTTACCCTTTCATCTGTCATTGGCATCCCTTGTGTTGGTGTACCTGGTGCTAACAGTTGGAAGAAACATTACACACGTTTGCTTGCAGACTTTGAAAGAGTCTTTGTCTTTGCAGATGGTGACCAACCAGGCACAGAGTTCGCACGTAGCCTAGCCCGTGAACTGCCAGTTACTATCATTCAGTTACCTGATGGGTACGATGTCAACTCTATGTTCGTGCAAGAAGGTGCTGACTACTTCCATCAGAAGATGGATATGAAGAATGGACTTTGACGAACTCGAACCACCTGAGTCTTACTGCCACGAATGCAAGACACAGTTTGAGAATTCATTTGAGTTGATAGACCATACGTTGGAAGATGATGAAGAGTTCAACCCGTACTACGTACTACCCAATGGATTCAAGTTGTTACTTGGTTCATTGCTAAGGTTTATGTACTACCACAAGGATGAACCAGAGAAGATTGCGTTGATTACTCAGTCAACATACGTAACTCTATTTGCATCAGAGATGGGTTACGATATGGTTGACGAATTGGTTGAGGATATGGTAGTGAAGACAGAGTTGCAGAACTTTGATGAAGAACTAAAGAAACTATTGACAAAGGATGACGATGGAGAAGGCGGAGCGTGAAGAGATATGGCAGATTATAACCCATCTGGCAGAACAAGGATTGAACGTACAGTCATACAGCGTGGAGGGCCAGTTCCTCAAGGTAACACTATCAGTTCCACTTTTGAGCAAGACGTAAGAGATACGATGAAGGAACTCGGTGACCTGCTGATAAGCAAGCATCGTGACTATGGCCCAAAGAATATCTCTGACTCACCAGGCGGTGCGCTCAATGGATTACGTGTACGAATGCACGATAAGACAGCACGCATCAACAACTTGATTGACAATGGCACTGACGCACAACACGAACCACTGGAGGACTCCTTCAAAGACCTAGCAAACTATGGTATAATTGCACTGTTAGTTCTACGAGGAAAGTGGGATAAGTAATGGCATCTAAGTCATCATTTGACTTAGACTTTGGCTATGGTCGCAAAGGCGAACAACTTGTAGATGAGTTGCTTACTGGTAACCTTACTGTTGAAGTCAAGCGTGACCGCAAGTGGTTCAAGACCAACAACTTATACATAGAGACTGAGTGTTTCTTCCAAAAGGTGGGAGACTGGGCACCCTCTGGACTAGGTGTAACTGAGGCAGGGTACTGGGCATTTGTGCTACAGGAATCAACCCTCATCGTACCTACTGCTGTGTTGCGCTATGCGGTGAAAGAATTTGGCAGGGCGATTAGTTGTTTCATACCACCTAATCAAAGTAAAGGCTTCCTCATTACAGTAGATGACCTAATGACTGCGACGAGAAAATATAAAGATGACGATAGAGTGGAATAGAATTGAACGCTGGCAATATATCATTGACTCAGTAACTGCTGAGTACCACAAGAAGTTTGAGATTGAACCAGAAGATATACGTCAAGCCTTGTACCAATGGTTCGTTGAGCATCCCGTAAAGTTAGATACGTGGGAGGCTATCGGTGAACGTGATGCAAAGAACTTAATCTATCGTAGCCTACGCAATCAAGCATTGGATTACTGCCAACACTGGAAGGCTAAGTCGGGTGGCTATGAAACCTCTGACCTGTTCTACTATGAGGCTGATATGGTTGAGGCTTTGTTGCCCTCTGTATTACGAGGTGAGTTCGGTGTCACCACTAAGTTAAATCTTGGTAGGCCAGGCCGTCCATCTGCACCCAATGAGGGTGGCAATCTGATGGCTATGATGATTGAGATTGACTATGCCTTCTGGAAATTACCTAAAGATGATAGGCGCATACTATTCCTGCGTCACGCTGAGTCGCTAGACTTTGCAAAGATAGGTGAAGAATTAGATATGGGTACTGAAGATGCTGTGCGTATGCGACACAAGCGTGCCATCAAGAAACTTATCCATAAGGTCGGTGGCTTCAAGCCATACAGAGATGTGGATGATGAACCTCAAGACTCCTTAGAGTCATAGTCTATCTCTGCTGGGTCAACCCATAAATCCTCTGGGTAATCCTTATCTAACTCTGCTAGATATAGTTCGACTATCTCTTTCCAACTTTGTATTGTATTCATCTTATCCCCCTGTGCTATAGAAACCAGTGCCAGTAAACTTTACTGCTGGTGCTGACCATACTCTGCTCATCGTAGTTTGGCAACAGATAGGTTCGGTGCTGTCGCCGTATGCCCTCTGTACTTCTTGTGTACCACCACATAGGTTGCACTTGTATTCATATGTAGGCATTACATCTCTCCATCTATAGGTGTAGGTGCTGTGCTGATGGAGCCACAGTCCTTGCACTTCTGCGTTAAATCATACCAACCCACTGCCCTGTCCTCCTCATCCCACATCACAGTTATCTCAAACATCAAGCAACCACAGATACAGGCTAAGGTTGGTTCACCAGTGAGGTCGAACATCAGTACCAGTTTCTGCGCTGAGAATGTTTCCACGCTTGGCAAGGTGTCTGGTAGCGGTGTTCGATATAGCGATAGGCATTGAGTATCTGTACTGCTGGGTCTTTACTCTTCTCCTTCAACATCTGGGCTATACCAAAGGCACTGCTACGCTGGTTCTTGGCTAGATGGTCGAACCTACTCTCCTTATCAAACAATAGGCGGATACATTTACGTTCGTTTACATCCCAATCCCATCCGTGTTGAGCAAACTTCATAGCCATTACTCTGTTGTTGTGTTTCTGTTTCATCGTAGCCTTAGTCTGCTTGACCACCACCTTTGGGTTGACATCTACCTTCACATCTACTGTCAGGGTGTGAGTCAAGGGTGCAAGGCTAGCAAGTAGCACAATACCTATGACTATGAACGCTCTCTTTTTCATACACTTATTCTACCAATCTTTCTGCGAACATCACGTCTGTGACGTGCCTCGTGTCGCACTGAGTTATGACTGGCAGATAGCCCTGCTAATAGGGCACGCTCACCCGTGAGTAGGCCACCCCACACTGAGCCAACACCACCCACGCTAATAACATTCTCACTTTCTAGCCCTTGCTTCAGGCATTCTGCCTTGACTGGACATCTATGGCATACCTCGATGGCTTCTACTGTGCGTAGCACTGTTAGTTGCTGCTCGTCTGCATAGATTGAGTTCTCGTAGTGCCATAAATCAGGGTCAGGGTGTCCGTTACACGCTGCTTCTGTGTGCCAGTTGCGGTTCATCCACGCCACCAGTCTAGGAATAATTCTGTAGCCTTTTTGCGGATGGTAAGTGCTACAAGTATTGCCATAATCAGTGTGACATCCATTACCCCACTCTCACAATCTTGTGTGCCTCTGCATAATCTATGTCTTCCCACTCTGTAACCTTGCTACTTTGTACTGAGTAAATCCATTCGTCGTACTCTGCAAGGCTCATCTCTGCAAGATTATCTGGTAGTTCTGTGCCCTCTGGTATCGTCACCTCAACACGCCTTGTGCCACTGATGAGATATGTAATCTGAAATTTATTCATAGTCTCCCTCTCTAGTACCATTTGTATACCACTTCATTCCAACATCCACACGTCGTGCAAGTAAACCAGTACGTCCCGTCTCTGTCTTCCCATTCTTCATTCTCTGCCTCGCATACCACGTCACCCTCTGGCATCGCTTCGCATAACACCACATACTTAGACATCACATCCCCTCCTCTGAGTTGTTTGTATAGTCACACTCTGGACAAGTGAAGACTTGCCCGTTTGCTATCGGTTGCTCCCACCTTGTACCGCAATCGGCGCATCCATATTGGAAAGGATAACAAGATAGACACGCATAACTTCCGCATCCATAGGTCATCACTTACCCCCATACATACACTCTGATAGTTCGCCCCAACAATATCCTTCACCCTGCACATACCAGATATGGTTGATGAGTTCGTATCCACCCTTTAGCACTAGCCCTATGAGTACGAATGCTCCGATTGCTAGCACAATCTCACCGCGTTTAGTTAGTCTCACTTACTTACCCTCCCTTAGTTTGGTGACAAGTTCTCGTGCCTTGTCTAGGTTCTCCACTGTCCATACTTCCCCGTCTCTATGGCGTACTGTCCACGTGATTGTGTCCTCGTCATAGTGGCGTGTGATGCTGTAGTACCCGTGAATATAGTGCCCTGCCTTGAGTCTAGTCAAGTGCATCTCGGTCACCATATCCCTCATCTTTAACTGTAATTCCATACAAGGCCACGAGTAAGATAGGTAGCACCGCTATGTATAAGTAAATCATCGCAAGCACCCGCACTCTTTGACTGATATCAAGCAATCACCGCATAGAATCTCACTCATTAGCACTGCCCCCACGTCTGCGTCTCCAATTCTCCTAAGTCAAAATCTCTTGCCCAATCGGGGTAATCTATGTCCCTAAAGATAAGTTCATACCCGTCCCCTGCGTGCCAGAATAGCGTCGCGTAATAGGAAATCTCCTCGTGCGTGATGAGCAATCGCCTTGCAAACCCTGTTGACTTCTCGCTCAGTGCTATCACGTCGTAATCTTGCTTGGTCTCCATCATTCCCCCTGTGCTTCTGTGTCTGTCTTGCCTTCTTTGATACATCCCGTGCAGACATACCAGCCCCCATCTAGCCACTCAAAATCTGCTACGCCCTCACAATATACGCATTCATTCATCCTGTCACCACCTTTCGCAAGTGTTCCTCGCATACTGGGATGTACCCATAGTCCGCCATCAGTGCCGTCACTGGTTGCTCGTCGCAATTAAGCGAGAGATTCCCGTGACATCTTTGTGCCATCAACTCTCGGAATAGTTCTGAGTGTGTCTGCTTCATTCTGCTTCCCCTGTCTCGTATAAGTATCCACCCATAGATGCACCTAACCCCGTGTGTATCACGATGTCCCCTGCGCTGTCTACTGTGAGCCTTGCTCCTGGCATATTCTCCTCAACCCATACCCTCAAGTCTTGGATTGTGTCTACTTCTTGGAGCATCATTCGCTCATCTCCATCTCTTCCTCAAGTTCTGCGATGGCTTCGTTGAAGATGTCGCTGTAATAAACATAAAGGTCTAGGCTCATTAGGTTGTAGATAGTATTCTCCCCTGCGTGCCCTACTCCCAACTCCGTTGCCCCTCTGTCGTTGAACTCGCTCGGCATCGCTTGCCATTCTTCTACGATTTTATTATAGTAAATGGGCAGATACCCGTCTATCCACTCCCCACTGTTCTCTCGTATCTCGTCAAGGGTGACGTACCCCTTCTCCATCTCGGTCTTGAATTCCTCTTTCATCGCTTGCTTGGTTTGGTAACTCATCGCTTGCCCTCCTCTGGTAGATTCTTTAGCACGACAGCGAGAGAGTCAAGTCTCCCCTGCCAGTACGCGTCACCGATATTCTCGCGCATCTTCTCGAATATGAATTCGGCTTCCTTCTCGATGAACTCGCGCATTAGTTGCCCCCTTCAATCCAGATATACGGATAATCTCGTTCTACTTTCCACGCTTCGGCTAGTGCTTCGGCTTCTTCTCGTGTCTGATAATCTAGGCGAGATGTAAATCTCGCGTACTGCTTGGCCTTCTTCGGGTTCTCATATGCCCCGTGTACCCTGTAACTCATCACATTCCCTCCCTGATGTTGACGTCCACGATTTCAACTGTGGCGACGTGTTCGATTGCTAGTGTGCCTTGTATAACCGCGTTTACCTTCTCCCATCCCCACGCTTCATAAGCGGGGTAGGATACGTGTCCGTCCTTGTTGGTAACCTTTAGCGCAATTCCTGTTGGCTGGCTCATTAGTTCTCATCCTTTACTCTGAAATGAATCGTCTCGACTGTGCCCTTGTACCCGTAAGCCTTGCGGCTTAAGAGATAGTTCTCTGCATCCTCTCGGCTTGCGAAGAACTCTTCATTTCTGCCGTCTTGCCAGTTCGTGAACTTCACACGATACCCGCCGACGATGTACGAATTGCACTCTGTGCTTGGTGTCTCTTCTGTCAATTGTGACATCTTGCTAATCTCCCGTCTAGTTTCTTGCCGATACCTCGCACCTTGCTTGGTATCTTGTGCCCTAATCATCTCTTGCAGATGTCGCGCTCGTCAAGCGTTTAGGGCGGTGACTCTCGTCACATTTAGATTATCTCGTTAACCCTCTCCAAGAGTGCCGTGTAGGTAATCTCACCCCGTGAGCATTGAATTACTAGGGGCTTATAGTCGGGGTTCTCGTTGAATGCTTCCAAGATTAGGGCAGGGTCTGCCGATAGGTCTCCGCCTAGCATTGAAAGAATCTCATAGATGCTCACAATTCCACCCCGCAATCGGTGCAGAACTCGCGCCCCTCGTGATGGTTGGCGGTGCAGATGTCGCACCCGTTGAGACAGTCGCCTAGGTGTAGGGTTAGGCTCATTCCTCATCCCTCACAAATTCTCCCGTGAATGATAGGGTGAGGATATAAGCGCGGTTATAGGCGAGCCAGTCCTCAAGCGCACCGATACTGGCGAACTCGTGTTCTTCCTCTCGTATCTCTTCGCGGTTCCACTGGTTGCGGATGGTTGCAGATGCTGTGAGCATTAGTTCACCCCGCAAGCCTTGAGGAACATCTCACGATTGAAGCGGTCATTCGTATCCGCTAGGGTTAGGGCGAATTGGTAGGCAATCTCGGCCACTGTCTCGCTATCATTGTGGGGCTTATTCATCCCCTTGATGACGTCTGCGATGAGTTGAAAGTCTTTACGGGTCATAATCTTGTCTCCTGTTCTATTCGAACATCTGTTCGATGTTCTGTGCTTCGAGGTAGTTCTCTCGGCTACAAGAAGAACAATATACGAGGGAGATAGGCGTGTCAAGAGATAAACGTGTGATGTCGGTCACACTTTCGGAACCCGTGAACCTTCCCAAATTAGGCGATGGATTCCATTTATATTGTACGCATCACGGGAATGTAGGGGCGAGATATTGACGGCGGATTGGAGAGTCACTCGCCACGAATTAAGATACACAAATGTTGCGTAATTCATTTATAAGTTACCAGTGAGTAACCTATTTAAACCTTAACCCTCAGGGTAAGGGTAAGTGTTGGACACGCGAGGGGGTAAGTGTCCAAGTCTATACGTCAGGGTAAGGGTTAGACATTTTGACCCAGGGTTGTTTAATTATGTGCCAGTACTATACTGTACTGTCACTCTAAAATTTTCTGTTATATTAGGGGTCATATAGTACTTGAACAGGACTTTTGCCCCAGAGGGCAACTATTTTAAAAATATATCCCAAACCGATGTTCGGTTTTGGGTACTTGAACGGGTTATCTTATATAGCAAGAACTAATAAGTTCTAGCGAACTTCGCTTCGCTAGGGCTTCGCTCGTTCGATATAATATATAAATATCGAACCTACTTCGTAGGGAATGCGCCAGAGTTATGCCGTTAATTTATAGGCGTTATTGATGTTATATTTGCCCCTCCTTCAGGGCGACTGGATGGGATGTTATGGGACGCAAAGCAGGAAAGCAAGACCTCTCCAAGGTCGAAGCCCAGGAACGGGTACTACTCCAACTTGAGCAGGGTTTGACCATTACTGCGGCTATGGCCACCGTCAACCGCAACGACACAACTTTTAGACAATGGGTGATGCAATCACCTGAGTTCAAAGAACGCTCCGAGAAAGCCCGACTTATGGGCAAAGGGGTTAAAGCAGACCTTAAGGACATTAAGGAAATCTCCTTCCCCGACTTCTGCGAGCAGTTCCTAGACTCACCCCTCTTTGACCATCACCTTGACTGGTATGACATCATCGAAGGCAGAACACCTAGATGGATTCACCCAGCGATGACCTACGAGCCTGGCGCTCTCAACCGTGTACTTATCAACGTACCCCCTGAGCACGCCAAGTCCACAGTCATCACAACCAACTACGTCGTCCACAAGATTGTTACCAACCCGAATGCTAGAGTCATCATCGTCTCTAAGACCCAGGGTATGGCCCGTAAGTTCCTAGGGGCTATCAAGACCAGACTTTCACACCCAGCCTACACCAAGTTACAGGTGGCCTTCGGCCCCAATGGTGGCTACAAGGCAGATGCAACCCAATGGTCAGCCGATATGATTTACCTAGGTACAGGCCGTGACTCAGGCGAGAAGGACCCAACGGTTCAAGCACTTGGCTTTGGTTCTCAGATTTACGGTGCTCGTGCCGACTTGATTATCCTAGATGACGTCGTGATGGGTTCTAACGCCCACGAGTGGGAAAAGCAACTTGAGTGGATTCAGAAGGAAGTTATCACCCGTCTTGGTCGCCACGGTAAACTTGTTATCGTGGGTACCCGAATCTCGGCTGTAGACCTCTACAAGATGATTCGTGACCCAGGCCAGTGGTCAGGTGGCAAATCACCCTTCACTTACTTCTCACAACCTGCTGTCCTTGAGTTTGACGAGAAGCCAGAGAACTGGAAAACACTCTGGCCTAAGTCTAATATGCAAGAAAACGAAATTGATGGGGCGGACGAAAATGGACTTTTTCCCAAGTGGGATGGACCTTCTCTCTTTACAAGACGCTCTGAGGTCGCACCGTCAGTTTGGGCTATGGTCTACCAGCAAGAGGATGTCCAAGAAAACTCAATCTTCTCACCAACCTGCGTCGCAGGAAGTGTTAACGGAATGCGAAAGCGTGGGCCACTCAAACCAGGGATTCCTGGCCACCCTAAGCACGCTGAGTCAACATATACGGTAATCGGACTTGACCCTGCTATGGCAGGTGCCACAGGTGCGGTAGTCATTACATACAACCGTACCGATGGAAAGATTTATGTTCTTGATGCTGTCAATATGACAGAGCCAACTCCTCAAAAGATTCAAGACTTGATTGAGGATTGGGTGGAGAAGTACCGTCCACAAGAACTGCGTATTGAGATTAACGCTCACCAGAAGGCTTACGCCCTGGATGAGAACTTAAGAAACTTTCTAGCCCAGTATGGGTGCCAGTTGAACTCACACTTCACTGGTAAGAACAAGTGGGACACATCTTTTGGTGTGGCATCTATGGCAAGCCTATTCGGTAACACCAGAGATGGACGCTTCCAAGATAACAACTTGATTGAACTACCAAGCAACGAAGGCTCTGAAGGTTTGAAGACCTTGGTACAGCAGTTGATTACCTGGAAGCCTGACACTAGAAACCCCACAGATACTGTAATGGCTCTCTGGTTTGCGGTTATCCGCGTAAGAGAGTTAATGCAACAGAGTACAAGAATCAGTCAGTACCAGACAAACCGATGGGCTACACGGGCACAGATGTCCACACGTGGCTCACTGAATTTAGATGAAGCGTTTGCCTCACAATGGGCAGACCAATACGGTTAGGAACCATAATGGCAAATAAACCACTAACTCCTCTTGAAAAATCAGCCCTTAAATATGTAAAGTATATTTACAAAACAGGCAACCCAGGAGACTTACAAAAAGTTTTAGATGCTATGGGTTCAGGAACTAAGGCTACTGTGGTAAGCGCCATTAAAAAATCCACTCCAGCATCTAGGGCGGCTAAAGTAAATAAGCCCACCAAGCAAGCCAAGCCAGTAGAAGTCAAAGTTCGTAGCAGAAGTACTAAAAAACTTTCTTCAGTTAAGAGCACCCCTCGTGGTGGCGGTATGCGTGGCGGCTTCGGCGGCGGCGGTGGCGGCGCATTTAACGACGCAAACAGATAATTAAATAATTATTTCAATCAAACGTTAGGATAACAATGGCACTATCAATGGAACAGGTTGCAGCGCGAGTCCTGTCTATGCGCTATCGCAACAATGAGCGTGATGCTCGCAACCTTGACGTGCTTGCTGTCCGCAAAGGCAAAATCGCTGAGGTCTACCCAGACTTCTTCCCCGACGGCGTAGATGCAAACGTAGTAGCAAACTTTATTGACATCGTTGCTCGTGACCTCTCTGAGGTTATGGCTCCACTGCCAGCAGTAAACTGCTCAGCAGCAAATCAAGTTTCAGATAAGGCACGCCAGTTCGCTGACAAGCGTACTCGTATTGCCTCTAACTACTTCAACCACTCAGACCTATCAGTACATATGTACTCAGGTGCTGACTGGTATCTCACCTACGGTTTCGTCCCTTTCATTATTGAATTAGACGAAGAAGCAAAAATGCCACGTATCCGCGTAGAAAATCCTATTGGGGCTTACCCAGAATTTGACCGCTACGGACGTTGCGTTGCATTTGCTAAGCGATATGTAATGACACTAGGCGAATTGGTTTCACAATTTCCTGAGTATGAAAGAGAACTTCTTGGTGGCTACGGCTACAAGCAAGACCTCAACACTCAGATTGAGATGATTCGCTATTATGACAAAGACCAGTCAATTATCTATCTTCCTACAAAGGGCGACTTAGTTCTATCATATGCTAAGAACCCACTAGGTAAGATGATGATTGTTGTCGCACGTAAGCCATCTATTGACGGTGAACTTCGTGGACAATTTGACGACGTACTTGGCATCCAGTTACTACGTAACCGCTTTGCGTTGCTTGCTATGGAAGCAGCAGAGAAATCTGTTCAGTCTCCAATTGTTCTTCCTAACGATGTTCAGGAACTACAACTTGGTGGAGACGCTGTTATCCGTACAGCAAACCCAGCAGGTGTTCGCCGTGTGGAACTTAACATTCCAGCGGGGGCATTCACCGAACAAGAAGTACTTAATCAAGAATTGCGTGTTGGTTCACGCTATCCAGAATCGCGTACTGGAAACATTGATGCCTCTATCGTCACGGGACAAGGCGTACAGGCACTTATGGGTGCATTCGATACCCAAGTTAAGTCTGCTCAAGCAATCTTTGCTGCAGCCCTACGCGATGTTATTAGCCTCTGCTTTGAGGCAGATGAAGTAATCTATCCAGAAGAGAAGACCATTCGTGGTGTTGACTCTGGTTCACCTTACGAAATCACATACCGACCAGGCAGAGACATCAAGGGTGACTACTCAGCAGATGTCCGCTACGGAATGCTCGCTGGTCTTAACCCTGCACAGGGTCTTATCTTTATGCTCCAGGCTTTGGGTGGCGGTCTTATCTCTAAGGATATGGCTATGCGTGAACTTCCATTCACAGTCAACGTCACACAAGAACTTGAGAAGATTGAAATTGAGCAGATGCGTTCTTCGCTTCTTGGTTCACTTACAGCCTTCTCACAGGCTATTCCACAAATGGCAACTCAGGGACAAGATGCTTCAGAGGTGGTCCGTAAAATTGCTGCGGTTATCAAGGCTCGTCAAAAAGGTGTCGCATTAGAAGATGCCATTGAAGCCACATTCGCTCCGCAGCAACAAGTTCCTCCTGCTGGGGCACCACAAATGGTTGAGCAAACGTCCCCTGCTCCCGAAGGCGTTCCAGCAGGAGGCGCTCCTACAGAACAAGGTGGAGCACCAATAGAAGCACCACAGGCAGCACCAGATATTCAAACAATTCTCTCAAGCCTTTCAGCATCAGGTGCTGCAAACGCAAGAGCAGTAACAAGAGGGTAGTAAAGGCTGGGGACAATGACAACAATTATAGGATTACAATACGAAAAAGATTGTGTTCTGATTGCAGATAGCCAAACTACAGATGACAGTGGAAAGATTTTTACACATCCAGATGTCAAGAAGATTTCTGAACGAGGACAATTTTTGGTTGCTGGTTCAGGTGAGGTTCTACCTTGCGATGTAGCACAACATATTTGGGAACCTCCAGTTCCTACCAAGCAAGACAAGGAAGACCTTTACCACTTTATGATTGTAAAGGTTATGCCTTCTCTCCGTAAATGTTTATCATCAAATGGTTTTAACTTTGATGAGCCTAAGACAGAGCAACGCTTTCAGTTTCTGATTGCAGTATGCGGAGAAATTTTTGACATTGATGATGACCTATCGGTTACCAGAAATGCAGATGGAGTTTATGCAACAGGGTCTGGCGCAGCGTATGCTATAGGAGCACTACACGCTGGAGCAGATGCCTACGAAGCGATGGAGATAGCAGCGAAGGTTTCAGCCTTTACTGCTCCACCTTATATATCGAAAGTACAATTCAAGCATACTAAGTAGGGAGAAATAAATGGCAGAAAAAAGAGGCGGAATGCGCCCTACCGCACCGCAGAACAACCCTGCTAATATCTCAGCAACAGGTGGCAATGGTCAGGCTGGCACTCAGGCTGCTCGTTACATCCCTGGAATGGCTTATGGCCAAGGTCAGGCAACAATGCAACAGCAACAGGGTGCACCTATGGCAGGCCCTACACCTCGTGGAGCAGTTAGAGAAGCACCTATGAATGTTCCTGGTATGCCACCAATTACACCTCTCACAGCCCCTACAGAGCGTCCAGATGAACCAATTACAAGCGGCGTTGACTTCGGCCCAGGAGCAGGTTCTGAGGCTCTTAACCTACCTCGTGAGCGTTCTCTTTCAGAGATTCTTGCATCAATGATTGATATGGACCCTACTGGAGAAGTACAGGAACTATACGACTTCGTTGCATCACGAGGTCTTTAATGATTAAAAAACCATTAAATAAAATTGCTGACGTTTCGCCAGGTACTGCGGTGGCTGCTGCCCAAGCAGGACTTTCCGAAAAGGAAAAATCACAGGTTGCTGCATTTACTGAGTTAAAGAAGACTCACGAATACTTAAGCACACTTCCCCAGAATGACGCTTATCGCTCATTCAATGCTCTTCCAAAAGAGTACCGCGAAGTACTTGCTATGACTTTCGACCCAAAGTACCAACAGCAAGATAAAGGTTTCTTTGGAAACTTTCTTGCAGGTGCAACAAGTGCATCAAATTATTCTTATAGAACCGTGCTTGACTTTGGTAAGCAAATTGTCGGTATCGAAACTGGCCGCAAAAAAGATGTAACACTTAAAGAAGCAACAACGCAATTACAGAATGTTGTAGGCGTTATCGGTCCACTTAAGTCTACCTATGCTGGTTTTCAAAGGGCTGGAACAACAACGGCAGCAGGTGACCTACTTGAAAAATTGCTCCGCCCACAAGAAAAACTTGTAAAGCAACCATATGCTGCTTCAGAATTAGCAAGCAACGCTGGCGAGAATGCTCTTAAGGTGTGGGGTCAAGCAACTCTTGAGGGCTTGAAAGAACTAGCCCCAGGCGGACGCGACGCACTGCCAACAGATGCTTCTACAACTTGGAAGAAGTATTGGGAACAAGCAGCAGATAAAGAAAACGTATTTAATTCAGATGAAGTAGCAATCATAGAAAAAAACACTGCTCCTGAAATTGCATTCGTTGCTAAAATTCTTGCTCGAAAAGAAAACATACTTGACAACTATGAAGAAATTCTAGCCGATGATAAGAAACTTGAAGTAGTAAATCGCTTTACTTCTGGCAAGCCAGAAGATAGAGAGTTTGCACAAGAAGTTGCTAAGGTCATAACCCAGTATTCAAACGCAAAAATTTCTGTTGGTCGTGACAGCACTCGTGAATTCCTTTTCCGTTTATTTCCATTTGATGCAGAGAAGGCTGTTGCTGGCGATGGAGCATCACAGAAGTTCTTTACTGGCATTTCTGGCACAATTGACTTTGTTGTTACATTTGCACTTGACCCACTTATTGGTATAAGCAAACTTAAGCGTGTTGGTGAAACTGCTCGCTTTGGTCTTATTAAAATGGGCGAAGACCCACGTAACATTGAAAAAGCCTGGAAGAGTAGAACTGTACGTCGCTATTGGGACAGACTAGGCAAGTTACTTCAGACATATGAGAACGGAAGTATCGCTGTAAAGGCAGATACCCTTACACGCATTACTGAACGCTTCCCCGAAATTAGCACAGACGTTGCTATGTATATGGCTCCAAACATCAAGGACGCTGACTCTGCTCTCAAGTTCTTTGTAAGTGGAGACATTGTTGACGATATGATGCGTGGAAACGCTGGTATTCGTCGTACCCCTTTAGTTCCACGTTACTCAATTGCTCGTGCAATTAAAGACTGGACAAAAGATGCAGTTGGTAAAGGCATCGGAATTGAACGCTACCGCGTTGGCGAACTTCCAGAAACCATTGCAGACATTGCAAAGACCATTGAAGAGGGTCCAAACGCTTGGGCGTCTAGGCTTGGATTTAGAGAAGACACTCGTGTTCTTGCAGGACGTGCAGATGGAAAAGGTTTTGTTGCAAAAGACAGAAGCCTAGATGCAGTCCTAGATAGAGCAATCTCTCGTCAGGTTTCTATTGCTCCAAAACTTGACAGAATGATTGTCCTTGATGACGCATCATCTGCTGACCAGGTTTATCGCCTTGCTCGTACAGTTATTGATAAGCACAACGCATCAGTATTTCGCATTGCTTGGATTGGTGCTACAGAGGGCGAACGTCTTCTTATGTACAAGGGCTTGCTTAAGACTCTTGGCGTAGGTATGGGCTTTGACCTTACTGAAGGCGGACGACGGTTCCTTGACAACATTGATGTAATGAGCAAGGAACTCTACTCAGTAAACCAGTCAGCACTTGACCTAGGTGAGTTTACTCGCATTTTGCGTACCACAGAAGCAGGAGGGGTCCAGGCTCCAGCAGGCATTCGTAGAATTGTTCAGGAAGTAACAGAAACTGCAGGTGCAGAAGGTGTTGCTCAACGTCTTGCTGCATCATAAATCAATCTCCATTCTTGGCGGTATGTTATACAAAACAAAGATGGCCAAAAAAGAGATTAAAGATATTCTTGAAGGCATTCGCCCAGCAGAACTAGAAGTTTTTAATGCCGCTGAACTTGATGGAGCACAGTATGCTGTTCGTGCATACCAACTATCAAATCGTCGCTACCTTCCTAACCTAGTTGAACTTCGTCAGTTTGAACTTAGAGGAAATATCTTTTCAACAATTACTGGCAAAGTTGGCGAATCTGTACTGTCGCAAAAAACAGTTGATGTTTGGTCATTCCTTAACTTGTACCCACGTCTAGGTATTCGTACCAGCATTGAAGAAGTCGGAACTTTCGGACTCATCAATGGTCTTAAGGGCGTAGCAGATTACATTTCTGGCCGCCTTATCTCTCAAGAGATTCGTAAGGCTACATTGCCAAGCGGCAAGAAAACTATCATAGGGCAAAAAGAAGTAGAGTTTAGCCCACTTGGTCTCATCTCGCGTCAAGTGTACAGAATTATGAAGACAATGTACACACGAGATGAACTTGTTAAGTTTGCAGATGACCCTGAGGCTATGGCAATTGCCGTAGGTAAGGCTATTCTTAACGATAGATTTAAGCCAGAGTTCTTGCGTACTGCTAAAGGTGCACGTATCTCAGGATATGCCGAAGACTTTGTTCGCAACAATGGACAAGTAGTTACTGACACCATCAATGGCGCAGCAACTCGTGCAGAATTTAAGTTGGACGTAGCAGAAGAGACTATGAGTAGCCTACGTCAGTATGGACCATCTCTTACAGAGAACCCACAAATTTTGCAAATGTTAAAAGATGCAAAGTTCCAGTCAGTGTTTTCTCAGATTCGTTACGATAGACCAGAATACCTACTCAACTGGTACCTTGATTTGCAGAATACAATTGGCAAAAAGAATATCTTTGGACAAATTGTATTTACAAATATCCTTCGTAAAGAAGAAGATGTTATTGCCGAACTTGTTAAGTTTATTGAAGGCAAGGGAAATACGCTTGCTAAGCGATTTGCTATATACAAGGCCGAAGGAGCAGAAGGTTTTGCTAAGCGTATCTATGTAGATGCTACAAACGGCCTACGTGATTACTCTGGCCGTCTTAACGTAAAACTTATTGAGGAAATCAAGGTAAGTGGTGGTATCACAAACTTTGACTTTGCTCAACTTGCCAAGTACGAGGAAGGCTTTGATAAGCCTAAGTTGGTTCTTGGACGCGAACTTATTCCTTACCAGGCTGGCGAAGCGCCACAGTTTATTGACCGAGTTGTAAAGAATGGCTACGCTTGGATTGGTCGCCAGATTGCACTCCTAGACCGTGAGCCTATTCTCTATGGTAACTATGTAATGTACCGCGAACAACTTGGTAAGTTGCAAAATAATCTAGTCAACTCATTTATTGAGGCTGGAATAACAAGAGAGACTGCAGAATTACTTGCAAGAAATCAGACTCACGAGACAGCATTAAACCTTGCTCGTAACAGAACGCTTGCATATGTAGATAACTCGGACATCCGAACAAATCTTGCATTTAGCATCCGTAACTTTGGTCGCTACTATCGTGCAACAGAGGACTTTTGGCGTCGTGCTGGTCGTATTGCAAAGTACGAGCCAGAGGCTATCCAAAGACTTGCTATTCTTAACCAAACATTCCAGCATTCAGGGTTTGTACACAAGGATTCCAACGGTGAACTCTACTTTACCTACCCAGGTGATGACATTCTTAACGTCATTATGGGTGGAACAGTACTTCGCTTCCTAGGATTACCAGGAATGCAACCATTGCCAGTTAACTTTGGTGGTAAAGTCAAGATGCTTACCCCATCTCTTGACCCAGAATCTGCAGCACCTAGAATCGGTACACCTCTTACGGCTATTCCGCTGGAGATTCTATCTAACTTACCTATTGTTGGTGAGTGGATTAAGGATGTAGAACCAATTCTTACTGGAAGCAGGAGAGACCAACCATTCTGGCGCAAGGTTACTCCTATCAACGTACAACGTTTTATAGATATTATTGGAAGTCAAGAAGTTCTTACAGAACAGAAGGCATCAGCAGTTGTTCAGGCTATGCGTCTTGGAATTTCTACTGGTAATGGTCCTAAAGAAGGCTCAGACATCAACGAATTTATGACATTCGTTATGAAGCAAGCCATTAACATTATGGCAATTCGCTTTACTATGGGTCTCTTTGCCCCAGCATCAGTTCAGACATTTGCCAACCAAGATGTTCCTCAGGCAATGATTGATGCAGGAGTATTTAGTTGGGATACAGAGTTTGCTAAGTTGGTTGAGAAGTATGCTGGTGACCCAGATGCTTTCAGCAAGGCTTATGTTCGCTTTGTAACCCTATATCCTAACAAGGCTGTATATGGAGTCTCAAAGACAGAGACTGGCACTGAGGCTTCCTTCCAGAAGACTATGGAAGCAGCAGACTTTGTAAAGAATAACAAGGATTTCATTCTTTATCACAAGCAAGCAGCATCATTCTTTGTTCCAGTAACTGGACAGAATGACATAGGTGCATATTCATACCTAAAGTCTGAAGGCTTTATTAAGAATAAGGACCTTGAGGACTTCCTGCGCCAGGCTGCGTCAGCAGAAGGCCGCCAGAAGTACAATGTACGTAAAGAATTTTACGATGATGCAATCACAAAGTCCGACAGTGTTCAGGGTAGAAAAGAACTTCGTCAAAAGTGGGATGTAGAGAAGAATGCTTTTATGAAGCAATATCCTCTATTGGCCGCAGAACTTGGTGATGTTAAGGCATACAAGGCTCTGAAGATTGAAGCACTTAATGACCTACGCAGCGTTGTATACAATGGCTTATCTCCAGATAAGGACCTTGCTAACACATTTGCAACAATGATTTACAAGTATGACGAGTTCCAGGCTAGCGTAGATGCTATCCAAGGAAGTTCTCAGTCAGATGCTGACCGCAAGAGAATGATGAAAGATGATATACGTGAGTTCCTAAAGGCCACAGCGGGTACTAACCCTAATGCTGTATCGCTTTACTGGAACATATTCGATGGTTTGATTGGAGAATAAGATGTCACAAGACAAAGATGGCGATGGATTCGTAGTCCCGACCAAAGCAGGGGAAGTAATCCCTGACGTTCTCCTTGACCAAAATGATAAATAATAATACAAATGCAGACGAAACTGGTCTTGAAACAACATCTGGCTATGCTATCTACAACGATAAAGGCGAGCCTACATATGCTGACAACACAATAGAGTTGGCTAAGTACCTTAATAAACTTGGTGCAGAGACTATCAAAAATCTCAAGCAGCAGTACGCATCTGCAGGTCAATATGATTACCCAGTAAACGGCAAGTTGGGCACATCTGACCCACTCATTTCTTTGGTTGCAAGGGCTTTGAACTACCAACAAATTACTGGTACAAAACTTCCACTTAGCGCTGCTATTTCTCAGGCTATTAAAGCAGATGCAGCAACAGGAGCCACTGGTGCAACTAGCCGTACTAGCGGTTCTCTTACAGCAAGGCCATCGGCTGCGGCTGAGATTCAAGACACATTTAAGACTATGTTCGGTGAGGCAGCACCTAAGGATGCAGTAGATGCCTACTACAAGGAACTTAACGCCCTTGAACTATCACGCATTAGTAAGGCAAAAACCATTAAGGGTGTGGATGTAACCACTAAGGGTGTCACAGAACAAGAGCGTATTGACCTACTCAACAAGTATGTTAACCAGTACGCCAACATTCGCATTAATGCAGCAAATGCAGGAGACCCTGTAGCCCAGGCAAACTTGGGTAAGGGTCAATTTGGTATTGCTTACACAACACTTAAGAATGCTTACTTTGAGAATGGTATTCCAATCTCTCAAGCAACTTTCAACAAGCAGGTACTAGAATCAGCATCAGATAATGACCGCCTTAAGGCTAATATGAACTTGATTAACCTTCAGGCTAAGACGCTATTCCCAGCCCTTACCGAAAAGATTGATGCTGGATATACAGTAAAGCAATTGCTCAGCCCATACCTTCAGTCACGTGCTAATATCCTTGAAGAAGATGCAGACACTATTGACATTAAAGAACTTAAAGATGTAGCAAAAGACCCAAAGGGTTTGATGAACTTGTACGACTATGAAGTATCTCTGCGCCAAAATTCGAAGTGGCGCTTTACTAAGAATGCTCAGGACACTTTGGCTAATGTAGCCACTAGGTTAGCCCAGACATTCGGTTTGGTAGGATAATGGCACAGACAGTAAAGGTAAAATCTGGCGATACTATGAGTGCTCTTGCTAAAAAAGCAGGAGTATCACTCAAAGCATTCATTGCTGCTAACCCACAGATTACTAACCCAAATCTTATTAAACCAGGGCAGATTCTTAATATACCCGTTGCTCAGCCAACAGCATCTACAACAGATTCAGCAGCATCAGTACGTCCAGACGCAGAGTATGATGCAAGGATGGCAAGTGCAGCGCCTACATCTGGACCAATTCCAGGGTTCGTACCATCTCCAAAGTTCCCAGCAGGACCAAGAAATCCAGGAGGCGTTGGAAACGTTGGACCATTTCTTCCCGTAGAAGAAGAACCAGCAGCACCAGTAAAACCAACTTGGACAAAGGCTGGCACAGTTCAAACTGCTAATGGTCCTGTTGATGTTGATGCTAACGGTTTAGCAGCCGATGGCTCTAAGCCAGTCGCTGCTGCTGTGCCTTCTAATCCACTTAACACTGGTCCTACAGTGGCGCAGGTTGATTCGATTGCTGCTATCAAAGCACTTCTTTCATCATATGGAATTGGTGAACTTGGGGATGCAGTAACTAACGCTGTTATCAAGGGTTATTCAGCAGATACTATTGACCTCATAATGCAAGACCCTAATAGCAATGACCCATTAGCGGTTGCATTCCAAACAAGATTTTCTGCAAACAAGGCCCGTGCAGCAGCAGGCAAGTCAGTACTTAGCCCAGGTGCATACCTTGCTTTGGAAAGACAGTACACGGAGACAATGCGTTCTTTTGGTGTAGCGGGACTTGCAAAACAAGAAACATTAAGTAGTTTTATCAGCAACGATGTGTCTCCTACTGAGGTAGCAGATAGAGTGGGTCTTGCTGTAACACGTATTCAGAATGCAGACCCAGAGACAAAGAAAGCCTTGGCTCAGTATTACCCAATGCTTAATCAAACAGATATTGTTTCATCTTTCCTTGACCCTAAGGAAGGCTTGCCTGCGCTACAACGTAAGATAACAATGGCTGAAATTGGTGG